AAGCGTAGGTTTGGTAAAACAATGAGAAGACTAGGACGTAAGCATGGACAGGAATCAGTTATCACTAAAGATAAAAAGAAACCTGCAAGATTACACGACACCCAATCCAAGAAACCAGGTAAATCTATTAACATAGGTAAGTCTGCACCAGGCAAACATCCCAAGGGAGATGGAGAAACTTCAGGGACTAAAGTAAGGTCAGGCAAATTATCTAAGACTTCTAAAGCAGCATACCATTACAAGTAAAATTCTGGTAGGCAAACAAATGGGAGATTCTGAAAAGAAATACAGGGAAGAGTTGGATCGATATCGATTACTCTTAAAAAGACAGGAGAAGCAACAAGAAGAGAAAGGATTAAAACCGTATAGTCACCCAGATCACTACGATAAATTGTGTGCGAAGGATGATAATAGTGCGTAATTGTACTTACGTGCTATACTAAATATTGTTAGTCTGGGATTGAAAGATCATGCCCCTGTCACACTATACCATAGGGTATCACGATGTAGAACAACATCGTCATTATATTTGCGAGTATGCAAAAGACTCGTACGAAGCTATTAAAGATGCACAAGAGGATGTCCCGTTTCTACAGGAGCATCCTTCTTTTGTTGACTCTTGTACAAACGAATCAGGTTTAGATTACTTAATGGGCATAGTCCCAATGGGCCGATGAACAAACATGAAATTATGTGGTGGATGAGCCGACTCACCATCATGGGAACATCTCTAGGATTAGCAGCAACTCTTGCTGCCCAAGCATACGCATGATATAATAATAGTATTAGCTTGGAGGCAACGTGATTGAGAAAGGTGATAAGATAGTTAGAATGGTGCTGATGAGTCCACACGAGGCAGACCATTTATATAAAAAAGAGAACGGTACATTCTATTGGTGTCATCACAGAAAAAGTGGTGACACCTTTTCTATACCTGAGATACAGATGGAAATGTTTGAACGTCCACGACCTAAACCTCATCAGTTTACACAAGAGCAACTTGATCGTGCTCCACACCATAATATCTTAGAGAAATACTATGGTAAGGATTGGAAACCTGTACCACAAGAAGGACTGGAGGATCATTACTAATGGGATTGTTTGTTGTACCAGAATACACTTGTAAGCATCCCATATTCCCTCATCACAATACTGTTGATCTAATGTATGATGCTATTAACAAACATGAGTGTGACCAATTTGATTGGTATGCCTACCTCGATTTTATAAGTAACAATCAATATGACTTCCAATAACGGTTACACACAAGAAATGATCAAGGAGATACTAGGTACTGCTTGGTTGGACAAAGATAATATGCCTGAAACTGGTAATCAGATCAGAAGAAGAAAGGGACAAGAGATGAGAGCAGGGAAGAGACCCTATCCCAAGTATCCATCAAAGGAGTCAAGGATAGCAGACACTTCAGGTATGTTTGATGATGATGGACAATACATTTACCCTGAAGGTAGTGGGTTTAATTATATGGAAAAAATAGATCCTAATTCTCCTTGGAAGGTTAAAGTATCGTGAGTGAAGTAGTATGGTCAGTTAATATACTATTGATAATACTGCTTGCAACGGTTACTTGGTATATTTACTATATACTTCGTATGGCATATGCGGAGATGAATGATGGGGAAGATGATACCACCGAGTCGGAAGAGTTGTTACAACTTCCGAGTGATAAAGATAGTCAAGGTGCTTGATGGCGATACTATTGACGTTACCATTGATCTTGGGTTTGATCTATACAAGAAAGAAAGAGTTAGAATTGCAGGAGTTGATACGCCAGAGAAAAGAACAAGAGACCTTGAAGAGAAGGCATTGGGATTAGATGCTACCAACTGGTTAAAAGAAAAACTTACTGAGACTATTAAAGGTGATGAAGAACTCACTATTAGAACTGAACTTAAGGGTGGCGTTGGGAAGTATGGTAGGCTTCTTGGTTGGCTCTATGTTGGCGAAGATACTACTTCACTAAATGAACAAATGATTACAGAGGGTTATGCTTGGGAATATGATGGCGGCACTAAACAGAAAGATTTTGAGGTCTTACGTGAAATTAGGAGATCGTTTGGGACTCTGGCAGAGTAACGACCAAGTAACACTCAATATACAGGGTGTGACCACTAGACGATTATATGCTGAGTGGACTATACCAAGAGAGGAATACGAGAATGAGTAAAACACAAGAAATATACTTAGGTAATCCCAATCTTAAAAAGGCTAATGTTGCATATGATTTTAGTAAAGAGGATGTTGCTGAGTATTTAAAGTGTGCTAAAGATCCTGTATACTTTATAAGACACTATATTAAAATCGTTTCTCTGGATGAAGGTGTTATACCTTTTACCATGTATGATTTTCAGGAAACAATGGTACAGAGTTTCCATGAACATAGATTTAATATTGCTAAACTACCTAGACAGTCTGGTAAATCTACAATTGTAACAGCATATCTACTATGGTATGTACTCTTTAATGATAATGTAAATGTCGCAATCCTCGCAAACAAAGCAGCCACTGCAAGAGAAATGTTGGGTCGCCTACAACTTTCTTATGAGAATCTCCCAAAATGGATGCAACAAGGTATTGTCGGATGGAACAAAGGGAGCTTGGAGTTGGAGAACGGAAGTAAGATCTTGGCTGCTTCTACTTCTGCTAGTGCTGTTCGGGGCATGTCCTTTAACATTATATTTTTGGACGAATTCGCATTCGTTCCGAATCATATTGCAGAGCAGTTTTTTAGTTCTGTGTATCCTACTATATCTTCTGGTAAAAAAACAAAAGTTATTATTATTTCTACCCCTCATGGGATGAATATGTTTTACAAACTCTGGCATGATGCAGAGCGTAACTCAAATGAATATATTCCTACAGAAGTTCATTGGTCTCAAGTTCCTGGTAGAGATGAGGCATGGAAGGAACAAACTATTAGAAATACTTCTGAACAACAGTTCAGAGTTGAGTTTGATTGTGAGTTCTTAGGATCAGTTGATACTCTCATTAGTCCAAGTAAGTTGAGGATCATGCCCTATGAAGATCCAATTAAAGAAAACAGAGGGTTGGCAGTTTATGAACATGTTAAAGAGGAGCATAATTATATTGTTACTGTTGATGTATCACGTGGTATTGGTGGGGATTACTCTGCGTTTTGTGTCATGGATACAACTACATTACCGTATACTTTAGTTGCGAGATATAAAAATAATGAAATTAAACCTATTATATTACCTAACATTATAGTTGATGTAGCTAAGAACTATAATGGTGCTTACATATTATGTGAGGTAAATGATATAGGAGGACAGGTAGCAGACATCATTCAGTACGATTTGGAATATGAGAATCTACTAATGGCTGCTATGAGAGGAAGAGCAGGGCAACAATTAGGACAAGGGTTCTCAGGTAAGAAGACACAACTTGGTGTGAAGATGAGTACTGCTGTTAAACAAGTTGGATGCTCTAACCTTAAAGCATTAATAGAAGATGATAAATTAGTCATTAAAGATTATGATACTATTGCAGAATTGACTACATTTATTCAGAAGGGTCAATCATTCCAAGCAGAAGATGGGTGTCATGATGACCTTGCTATGTGTTTGGTTATGTTTGCGTGGATGGCTATGCAAGAGTACTTTAAAGAGATGCATGATAATGATGTACGAGCTAGAATATATGCGGATCAAAGAGATTCTATAGAACAAGACATGGCCCCATTTGGGTTTATTAATGATGGACAGGAAGAAGATGTTATAGTAGATGCTCAAGGAGAGAGATGGGAAGTTGCGGAATATGGAGATGTCCAGCATATGTTAGACTTTAGGTGAAGATTGAAAAATATAAATAATCTTAGTTAACCGCTATCGGGATTTAATCGGAGTTTATAAACATGGCAGCCAATCAATCATCGCCAGGTATAGATGTACAGGATAGAGACCTGACTACTATTACCAGTCTAGCAACAGCAAATGTAGGTGTATTAGCAGCTCCATTTGAATTAGGTCCTGTTGAAGAGGTAGTTCAGATTTCATCTGAAAAGCAATTATCCGAAGTATTCGGAGAGCCTAACGATTATAATTACGAGTATTGGTTTACTGCGG